AACGGTGAGCGACGAACTCACCGTTAACGGCCATGCGCTTAGCGACGGTCGCCTGGCTAGACGCTTTGCCTCAGCGATTTCAGCGGTATCTCAATCGTCCAACGCTTGTGGCGCTGGCTCCGGCGTTGCAGGCGCTTTTGTAGCTTTGGTGTTTTTGCCATTTTTAGCGGCCTTGCCGGTGGCAACCGGAGCGGCAGGCGGTGGTAATGGCGCGGCTTCTTTTTCAGCCATTGGCATTTGTTCTTTTTTGTGTTCTTTCTTGTGTTCTTTTTTTTCTTTGTGTTTCATTTTTAACCTAATCTTAGATTTGCTTTAAGTTTCTGCATTTGTTCGTAGGCACTTTTCTTGCCTGCTTCACTGAAGTCGCCTTGTGGCGCTCCTGCTGGTGTCGAAATGCCTGTAGGCTGATAGAAAGGACTTCGGCGATTGGCATCGATCTTGTCTTGGATAGAAGGTTGTTTCTGTTGTGGTTGATCAATCCCTAGTCTTTTAATCGAATGATAGACCAGTTTCTGTCTTTCAAAGCCTTCGGGCATTTGTAAAATTGTTTCTGCAAGATCAGGGGCTTTTTCGTAGAAATCTTGAGCATGTTCGCTCATGACTTTTGCAAAATCAGGATTGTTGTTAATCCAGTTATTTCTACGTTCTTCCTGTATAGCATCTTGTACGGCTCTCTGAATATCTGCCTTAGTCTCTTGCTTGATTTGTTGGCCGAATTTGGCCTGTTCTTTCTTGAGTTTCTTTTTATCTACATAGGGGTCGGCATCATCGTCGTCTTCTTCAATTGGCATTGCCTTTGCTTTCTTAATTTCTTCCAATTCTCTAGCAATGCGCTCTCTTTCTGATCTCTCTTGTGCTAATTGTCGTTCGTATTTTGATTCTAATTGTCGAAAGTTAAGTTCTTTATCACTAACTTTTGGTGCTTCACCTTGTGGCGTTGCTTCTACTGTCATATTTTTGCTCCTTTAACGCGGGTATGCGATATAATTTGAATTTAACTAAAATATTATTTATAAAACAACTAGAGTAGGGAGAAAATCATATATGAAAATTGATAGATTAGAAACTCACGACCGCTTACAGTATTTCATTGAGGATCAGCACAAAACTATCTGGAAAGGAGCCGATGATTGCCTCAAAAAGAATCCAGATTCACTCAAAATTCAAGACAAGTGCCATTACGTATATCTATTTGCGCATCCAAGGACTTGCGATGATGGTGTCAACAAGCGATTACTATGGCAACCTAGACTTACAAAGCCAAAAGCCCAGACTAATTCCTATCTTTTCAGAGCTAAATCGCATACCGATGAAGTAGAAATCTGCTGGCTTCTTCCACCTAGAGAGCATTGGTCGCAATATGATCAAGGGAATGTTTGTGAATCAAACTGGTGCGCTTGGAGCATTAATCAATTCAAATTCAATCGCAAGGACTTAGAAAAGTCTTTCCCAGATGATTTGACAGAAGAACAGGCTATGCAGATTTTCAAATCCATTTTACTAGAGTCTATTGCTACTAGGAATGAAATTTTAGTCGTTTAATTTAGCCTAGTTTTTTGGGTGGTTTTTTCAAGTTTAATGGTGGCACGGGATTAATTCCAACTGTAGAATCACGTATTGTGCCCATCTTGGCTCGTATGGCTGATCCATAATAGTCGCCCATACCTTTTTGACTTCTGGATGTGTGAAAGGATTTATTAAGCGGTTTTTTGCTGGCATTCATGAAGTAAACCTCTCCAAAGCCATTTGTTTAGGAAGCCGATTTTTTCGCCGCACTTATTGCAACAAGTGAGTTTTTTCATGAAATGTATTCTTGTTCAAGCATGCGAGGCGGAGCATAATCAGTATCCATAGTATCTACTCTACCAAATGGCATCGTTGGAACTTTTGATTTAGGATTATCTCTATGCCCGATAGGATTTCTATGACCTACGCCGTAATGCGAGCCTGCATCAACGTAACAACTTGTGCGCTCATCATATTGAGGACAGCGGAAATCCCATGGAGATTTCATTTTCTTGCCTTCTTTAGGGGCAATCGGATCTTTAAAACCAGAACGTACCATATTTACCTGCTAAAATTTCAACTTTGCACGGCTCATGCTCTAGGATCAAGTTGGAATCTCCTTTTCAGTCGTCTGCTTAAAGCGGACACGTGGCCACTGATTAGAAAGAGGGCGCAGCTTTTTAGACTGGCCCCCAAATTGAGGGGTAATTGCCTTAAGGTATCAACCAAAAGGGTTCCTCAATTAATATCTATAGCCTGGTTGTTTCATAGGACGACGCTTAATTTGCTTTTCGCTTTCTACTTGCGCAGCGCGAATAGCCTCTGTAGTGTCTTCATATTTCATAAGTTCCCCTGCACCTTCCGCAGAGCTTTCCATTTTCTCATGGACGCCTTTTGGGAAAGTTGGAGAGCCTTTTCCCCCAAAGAAACCGTGGTCATCTATGCGCATTCCGCCAGCCATTTTTACCTCTATGAGCTATTAGCCCGAATTGTTGTTTTTTCCTTAGTATATCTTTTTTGAAAATAGATTCAATCTTGATTATATCCCAGCCATTTCATTCGGATTTTGTTCAGGTATTCCCATAGGTTGCCCTTGATTTTGCCCTTGTCCCATGAGTTTTGATAAAAACTCATTAGCTGCTGATCTATTTGTAGCATCTTGCTTATCCCTATTTTCGTTTATTTCCTCGCGATAATCAAAACTTTCAATCTGAGAATTTTTAAGCAATGTTTCAATTTCTCCGTACTTTTGGATCGCTTCGAGTAATTTGGTTGTAGCTTCCATTTTCTCTTTTACGGATGTAGCATGATTTTTTGAAATCATCGATAATCTCTCCTCGAAAAGTCCGATGTTCGAATCACTTCTGCTATGGCGCTCTCTCGCTGATGCAAGATTGTTAGTTGCCTTAGTCATCAACTCTTGAAGCTTAGCATTCTCGATAGTATGGGCAAGTTCGGCCTGTTCTTGTTGCATTTGACTGGCTTGTTGCTCTTGTTGTTGCAGGAATTCAATGATTTCAGATTTTCCGGTGATATTGAGCTTAGGAATGATCTTAGATGGTGGGAAGACTTCTCTACCGAATGCTTGATTCATCTCCATCATTTGTTGGGCTTGCAAATTTTGCTGTGTAGGGGTTAGATCTGCTTCTTCTACCATTGTGTGGAACTTGGTGAAGACTTTGCTATAGAAATATGGGGAAGGCTCTTCACCGATGATTAGCTTAACTTTTTCGGCATTCCAGTTATTAAGAACAATTTGAAGAAGTCTTTCCCCTAAGATTTTATCGGAATAATCCCATTGATCAAAATATTTCTGAAACACCATGAGATTTGCGGCTGATTTCATAAGCATTGTGAGGCTTGAGATTTGCTTATCGTTTTGCCCGCTCCAATTCTCTAGATCTATCCCTGATGTTTTAAAGATAAGATCTGACATCTGTTCTGCTAGTGCTAAATCCGATTCTGGGACAGCTGATGGGATAATCTTCTCAACATCTGTCATTTCATAATCTTCATTGATCAGAACATCCCATCCTTGTCCCGATTTCTTTAGATTGTCCTCATTGGCCACAGCACCAACTTTACGTTTCCACCCTGCATTAATAGTTGCAGCCGTAATATCATTATTACTAATTACTTTATAATTAAATAAAAACTGTGGTGATCGCATAGTACGTATTAATGATCTAACACGTAAACTAGGATAATTATTATGCGGCTCATAGTTCCAATAGTATGGAATCATAGGACAACCATCAAAACCAAGGGGATTATCTCCTTGGAACATGAGTTGATCATTGAGAACGACTGCTAACTTCCAGCAAGGGACTTCAACTGTAACGGCTTCCATATCTGGGATATTGTAAAGCAACTGTTCCAGATTCTCATCGCCGCCTGCAAAGTCAAAAAATTGATTCCGCGATCTGCTGTAAAGCCGCTTTTTCTTTCTCTTCCACTTATACCACACATAAGAGAGGACCATAAGGTCGTTACGGGCTTGGTTATAGTTTTCTGGCAGGAAATAGAAGGAGCCATAACGTTGAGGCGTGCCCGCCATGGGTGTGATAGTATTGATTTTATCTGGAAATCTAGATTCAGCTTCTTCTTTTGAAATATATTCTTGAGTCCAAATAAAGTTTGCGTCCGAGGCGTCCGCGTTACGGAAAAAGGGATCAATCAAAAAAGAATTATACTCCCAAATCTTTATTTTAAGGGAGCCCTGTGCCTGATCATCCCCTGTAAAGTCAAGATATGGCTGTACAAGCACCATACCAGAAATAGCGGCTAATTCCTTGGCTTTACTCTTTTGTTCGTGCAGATCGCCTGCATTGGCTTCGTGGATGATAAGTTTTGTGTATTGGTCAACTGTAAGAGGGTCAGCGCCCTCCGATGCTTGAAACATCCATTGTTTGCGGTGTTGTCTTTCGTAGCCTGTCACCATATTGATCGGTTGCTGGCAAAGATTGAAATAGTATTGCTGGTTTGTGGCGCTCGATGGGGTGTAGGCAAAGTATTGGTTTACAAAGTTTTGAGCACCTGCATAGAAATAGGTATCGGTATTGGACTCTCTCCAACGCTCTTGTTCAATAGGGTTAAACTTGGCAAAGAGGTTGTCGAGCCACTGGCGGACGTTGCCTTGGTTAGGCTCTAATGCATTGTTCCAAGGGGGAAAATAAAATGCCAAAAATACCTCGTGAAATGTAAAGCAGCTTTACTTTGAAACATATCACTAAATATTTTATTTAATCAAGATAGGGGCTTTTCGGGTCGTTTGTTGCAATAGAAGCAATTAGGCTCTCCACAATTTGCTTCTTTCCATTCATTGCAGTTGGGACAGTAGTGGGCGTCAAAGCGATCGCTGTAGAGCAATTTTATATTGCATTTCTCGCAAAACCGGCAATCAAATAAGGAAACTTCTTTCATTCAATCTTGCCTCCCTTAATGTCGATGATCTTGCAGCCCATCCTCTCATATGCAGTATTGATCAGATCTTTGAAATATTGGATGGGTTTTTCCTCTTTTGTATATTCAAAAGTTATGACTTCTCTTAATGCAAGTCCGTCCATGCCTAAATCAAGTTTGGACATTAAGGAACTCAAATCTCGCAAAGAGGAATCTTGATAATAGAATTCGAAACGGTATTTTAGAGGCTTTGTCACGTAAATTTTCGGGGTGTAGGGTTAAATCTTCCTTGCATGTAATCGTTATTGTCTTGCTTATATGGCTGATATGGAGTAACTTTGTGCGTATATAGGGCATAGCGTGTGGCATCGATTGAGTGATCATCTTTCTTAAGTGGCTCATCATCCCCTTTTTCAGCGGCTTTCCCATCCCAGACATAAGATTCTAACTCGCGTATGAGATTATCGCAACAATCTAAAACGAAAAGGTTGCCCTTTTGCATTTCGGATGTCATGAAGGTGATTCCATTGAGTACGTCATTATCGGCGTCTACAACGTGAATGCCACGCTTTCTAAGCTCTAACTTGAATGCCGCGGCACTTGGGTCCACATAGACAGCTTTGACGCCGTAGGGCTCAAGGAAAGCCTGTACATCGTCTGCGTATTCACTATTTGTTTTCTGGCGCTCTCTTTTCTTGGAATCCCAGACATACTCTTTCTCTACCCATCTACAGATTCCACTCTGTGTATATTGCCCAGTGCTGATACCAATAAGCTGGCAGGCGAAGTTATTGACTGTGCCGTAGTCGATTCCTGCAATCCAGTATTCGGCGGCTCTTGGCGGCTTGCGTACAACGTGGATATTTTTGTCAAAAAAGTCGAAAATCGCTCCTTCTGCAAGGCACCATACGCCGAGGTAGTTCCGTTTATAGAACATTCCCGTTGAAGTATCTCTAAGATTTTGTTTATAAGCTTCGGGCAAGTAAGGGTTATCATCGATTGTCCAATGTAATGAATAAAAGTTTTTGTCTCCCTCTAGTCCCCTGTCTATCCATTGCTTAATGATATGGGTGGGGTGTTTGGGGTTCATCGCAGCAAATCCCATACTCCAATCTTTCGACAGGCGAGAGTTGATCATCTCGATGATGGATTGAGGATAGAGCGTCATTTCGTCGCATAAGACGAGGGAATAGGTATCACCTTGGAAATTACCCACTGCACCTTCATCTTTCGCTCCAAGGACAGTTATGACTTTGTCCCTGAAATAGAGCTTCTTACCTGACCAATTGCAAAAGGGGCGGAATATAGCGAGGGTGGGGTCTTCCATGATTAAGCGGATGACATTTCGATAGGCTGTGTCAAAGGTATGACCTACGATAAATATTTTTGAATCGGGGCAATCATTTGCCGCTTGCAAAAATCTAAATGTTGTTGCTACAGTTTTTCCAGCTCTTACAGCTCCATGGGCTATGTTCCAACGGGCTGTGCTGTTTATGATAAACTCTAGTTGTTTTGGGGCTAGCGGTAATGTCATAAACTTTTGTTTAGCATATCAATTATTTTTGGAGAAGCTCTAGATTTGAAGAACGGCCCTTACATTTTAGTCAAAGCACCCGCTGATTTTCCCGGAAAGAAGTATCGTGGAGTCTATGCCTATGAGCATACGGTTGTGTGGTGGTTGCATACTCGAATTATTCCGCCAGAGGGTTATCAAATACACCATAAAAACGAGTGCCGGACAGATAATAGGTTTGAGAATCTTGAAATGGTAAATGGTAGCACGCACACTAGGTTGCACAATGCTACCACAAAAAAGAAAGCATTTACCCTACTAGTCTGTGAATGGTGCAAAAAACCTTTTCAATTGGCTACAAAAAATTATAAAGTTAAAAGCAACCAAGGACAAAAGAATTTTTATTGTTCTCGCAGCTGTCTTTTTAGTAAACAAAAACAAGGGAAATATAACCTATTACACTGTAGCTCAGTAGGTAGAGCACGCGCCTGTTAAGCGCGTAGTCGTTGGTTCGAGCAACCAGTGTAGATTTAAAAAGATATATGCATATGAAATTTGAATATACAGAATTACCAGATCATATCATTGAAGAAATCACAGTTTTGAGAAAACAGATTTTAGATCTCTTGCTAGAGGTTTTGCTTCAAAATGATAGTTGTGTGTTTTTCGCGGCCTATATGGGGGCTTGTACCTCGTTGATTTTAGCCAGCTTTCATCAAAATCCCCAAGCTGTAAAATCTTGCGAAATGTTTCTTAATAAGTTCTTTGCTGATTACCACGCAGGGGAATTTAAAGACTTTAGCCTCGAGGAATGATATGAGTGTTACCAAATATGCTCAAATACCTCTGTCTGTAAAAGAAATCTCGAATCATCCCTACAGCTGTAAGTATATCATAAGGGACTATGGAGATTACAAGACTATCAGCAAAGTTTGTTTTATCAATGGGCAATGGGACTTAGCCTCTCGTGTAGATGCGTATATCTACTGGGTAAATCCTCATAGGCCTATGGAATGATGGAATATCCACAAATCACACTTGAAGCCACGCGCTTAATTTATCGTTTCTACGAGATAGAGCAATCAATTATTGAGTTGCGAACTGATCTTCTCAACAATGCCCCTATTATCTTATCCATAGAGCAAGACGCCCGTCTCATAGAGTTAGATAAAATACTGGATGAAGTAAATGAATTATACGATTTAATTACCTTAAAATATGGATACGATCAACTTAATTCCATATTAGATAAATTAGATTCAAAAATAGAATAAATCCCTTTTATAGTCATTTTCACCTAAAACATGTAAATATTCTTTTAATTTATTTTTCCTTGCCTAAATCCTGCATACAATGCTATATTGTATGGCATATTCGAAACCAAGGAGATACACAATGAAAACACAAGAAATAACAACCACAAACCTAGCAGATTTCTGTTATCGTGAAAGATGCATACTGGCCAACATTTTAGATAAATGGAAT